AGCTATATGCCACCATAGTGTAGGATTCGAATAATATCTGAGAGCCAGAGAGTCTAACGTGTCGTGAATATCTACTTTGTGTGAAACATAAGGAGTATTTTTTGAAACATTGCTTCCGACACCATATATATTTTTATCATCTTGAGTATGGTAATAATACGGAACAGAAGAGTATCTGCTTACATAGTCATAATTTTCATATTTTTTATTTTGTAAGACGTCCATTGGCAGTCTCCTTAGTTAAGTCCCATTCCGTTCTTAAGTGTATTCACTACCCCACGGAATGAACCATTTTTAAATACATAGCTGGAATCATACGGGTCAACTTCTGATATAGAAAATGAGAAATCTACCAGCGCGTATCTATTATTATTCAAGATAGGTTTTTTATAATTTATACCGACGTTACCCGTAACTACACCTTTTATAAATAACTCATTAGCAAGTCTGACTGCAACAAGAGGCGGTTCAAGCATTTTGTTATTTGTTACATTATACTTCGGAAGTGCAATAGCTTGAATAGCTCTCATCAGTGCATCTACATAATCTTCTCCCGGATAGAGTGTAACACTTGAGTTATTTAAGTTCAGGTCATCCATAATGTCTCTGTGTAATGCCAGACTAATCTGTACTGTTCTAGGACCCGAATTGCTGTAAGTATATACAGGAGCAGAACGTCCAAGTGCATTAGTAGCTTGGAAGTTACTTTGCATTGTGTCTGAAATTTCATCAGGATAGGTTGGTAGTATCCAGTACTTTGGCACATCTGAAAGTTTTTTACTTACGTCAGACATACCGTCAAGTCCTGCTGTGTCAAGGTGTGAAATATACAGATAGTTATTAGGTAAACCTAAAGCTTCTGGCATTCTTAATATTTGGTTAGTACTTGCCATTTTTATTCTCCTTTATAAATATCTATATTTTTCAAAGTATTTATAACTATAATCTTGTTATTTTCTTTTTTGGTGCTACGGTACCAGTTCTCAACGTCTTTATCTACATAACCAAGTATATCATGGTTATCTTCAGAGCACTTTGCTTTCGGGTGCAAATTCATAAAGTCATACATATGGCTTTTGATTTTATTATCCCAGAAGCCATACTCGCCTGTTAGAATCCTGTTTTCAAACATTACTTGCTGAACACGCTTAACGTTGTCATTAATTTCGTCAGTATCTGTTATTGCCTGTCCACAGAGGTATTCCATAAGTCTGTCAGCAAAAGGATAGCTTGTTCCGGCATTAAATTTTAATAACTGAAGCTCAGTTATGGGCTTGAAGGCGTCATAGGAAACTCCAGCTTCTGTATTTACAGCAGCTCTGTTGTGAACATAACCAAGGGGTGGATTGTCAGTGCCACCAATATTATTATGCAGGAACTTATCATTGTAGTTCAGGTAATCGCCTTCCATTACTACTACAGACGAGGTGTTTCCTACAGGCAGTTTAATGAACAGCTTTAAGTTCGCTTCATTTTGGCTTAGCTGCGTATAGAGCTTATCTATCTGGCCACTGGTACTCTGCTCTCGGATAGTCTTCATTATATCCACCAGATTTTCATATAGAAATGGCTGATTAAACTGGCTCTTATTTACTTTTTTGTAAGTATAACCTAGCAGGTTCTGGCCATCCTTAGTTTCCACAAAGTACTTTGAATAAATCCCGCAAGCAAATTCAACAGGTGCATTACTATCTATTGCAATAGTATACTTTTGCTGCAGCTTTACTGGCACCATATAAATTTTATATTTTGTGTCAGACGAATCAAATGTTGCGGTTCCGGCTTTTAAGAGCGGTCCGCTATATTTTATATTATTACAAATTCTATTGCTGAAGCAGTTGTACAACGGCATTAAATTTACATGCTCATAATCGCGTAAAAATCGCAGATAATCCCCTAAATATTCGTGTGTGTACGAATCATATATGTTGCTCTTCAGTTGTAGAGTCTTTGTGAAGTTCTTTATTTGTTGTCCGGCGTAGTAATAAGGTCTTACTTTATGCCATTGAATTTCATTTGTTGTGCCTTTTGTTGCATACTGGATGTTATCATCCTTGATATAGTACGTATAACTTACATTGTTTTTACCTGCTCCTGCCGGTACCGAAAGAATTGGTAATAGATCAGGATTATATACTTTTACCGTAGGCAGTTCAAAGCTAGACAACAGTTGTTTAATCTGCCCGGTAAAAATATGATTAGAGTCAAATACAAACATTTTTATATCTCCTTAAGGGTTCCAGGAAGAACTCAGTCCATAGTTCTGCAGTTTTACATTAATAGCATTGCCATTTACAACGCTCTGAAGCAGTTTATAGATTTTCAGAATATCTTCATCAATTGTTTTATTAGGCACATCACTGTCTTCACTTTCTTTTTGTTCGACAAGCTGTGAGTTGGCATCATCTTGTGCACTCTGCATAGATTTGCTCTTAATATCACTGGAATTGCTGTTGCCGACATATCCAGATGAAGAAACTGTAGAGGTAGACGTTGTAATACTTGCACCTTGTCCTCGCTGTACACTGGTAGACGAATTATTACCGATAATACCAAGTGATCTTAGCATACCGCTACCTGTAATTCCGCCGTTACCCCCGGTGCTGATCATAGTGCCGATACCCTGTAGCAAGCCACTACTCAGAGCGCCGACTCTCATCAAGTCAGCAACTGTTGTCTGCAGGTTAACACCGGTGCCCATAACTTTAATATCAGGGAGTGCAATACCACCTGTGGTATCATCTAACAGATTAGCGACTTTATAAATGCCGTAGAGAACAGGGTTAGCTGCAATACTTGATGCCATTGTGTAGTTAAAGTTAGCAGCAATATTGTCAGTAAGTTCACCTATGCTTGTGCGCATGTACATACTGTTTGCCATTGTCGTCAACCGGTTCATAGCATCATTATAACTGAGGCTGTTGCCACTAATAACACTCATAGTATTATCATTATTACGTGCTAAGTTAGCAATAGCTTTTAAGTCTGACGCAGTTACGCCGTAGACATTTGCAATCTGCTGCTGGACAACGCGGTTATCCTTTGACTCGTCATAAATTTCTGCAAGGTATTCTACAGCAGCTTCTAACAGTTTATTAGTATCTGATGAATCAATTCCGTCAATAAGAGCATTTGCAATAGGAACATTTGCACGGTTAGCCGCCATTAAGATTAAGTTTGAAGAACCACCGCTTGTAAGTCCTTCAATCTGGCCAGACATAACTTTACCTAATGCATTTGCAATGCTGGTTACAGAATCTTCTTTAACACCGACAGAGAACATAGAACCCATCCACTTCTGGACTTGGTATTCAAGCTCAACTGCACTTTGGCTATCAATAAGAGCTTCAGCTTCATACAAGCTGCTTCTTACACTTGAGGCAAGACTTTGCAGATACTCCGATGTTTCATACATACTGTTCAGGAAAGCATTCATGGAGGATTCCATTCCTAAACGGGCAGCAGTAGAATCAGCCTGTTGTACACGAACCAGTTTTAGCAATGTCCCATCAGTTGCATCGAAAGTACTTGCAATCTTCTTACTGACTGTAGCCAGAAAAGCACGCTGTTCAACATTATGCGAAATACCTTGCTGAACAAGATCGTCAATCTTATTTAAGATATCCTCTTGCTTAACCAGTGGTGAAACACCTGCAGCAGCAATCATATGCTGCATCATTTTTTGCCAATAAGAACCGGTAAATGTCTTATCATTAGCAGAACCTTGCAGTCTGGTATCAACGGCACTCATTTTTGTAAGAGTACTATCAATAGAGTCATCAAGCTTTGCAAGATAGCTACCAAGAGCATGAGTTAGCTTATCAGCAGCAACTTTCCAAGAGTTTACTTCCTTGCCATCCGTTCCGGCCGCTTGCTTTAAATCCTTAAGACCTTGTGCACGTTCAGCCAGGGTGTTACCTTTGCCAAATACAGTACCGATTTCCTTTTTAGCCTGTGCTTCAAGATCTTTCTTACGTTCTTTCGCAGCTTTGGCTCTAGCTTTTTTCTGAAGCTCTTCGTCTTTTTTGTATTTTGTCTTCAGTTCTTTTTCTATTTTGTTAAGGCGATCTTGATGTTTTTTTTCTTCTTCCGCGCGCTCAGCGTCACTTAATTTTCCAAGCAGTTCCAGCCGGTCATTAAATTCATTCTGGGCGGCTTCTTTTTCACGAGTTATCCGATCATTCAGCTCAGTTTTATTAGCCATAATGCCCATATCAATACAGGCCTGATAGTATTCATCTTCGTATTTTTTGCGTTCATCCCTAAAGCGACTTTCATGCTCTAGTCGTTTTTCCGCAAACCGGTTGAAAGCTTCGAGCTCAATATCTGCAGTACTATTTACAACAGTAGCAAGTTTTAACATTGCTTCTATTGAGCTGTCGCTTCCGGCTCCTAATGACATTTTTTCCATTTATAGTTTTCCTCTTTTTTCTTTATAGAGCTGTAATTAATTTAGTATATTATTTTCGTTCATGTTCCGCTGAAATTTTGCTTATGGCTTCTTCAGTGTCATCAATCTTCTTGGAAATACACTTAATTAAAAATATTCTTTCAGGAACGCTGATATCAAGTACGTCAGTATAACTTGTGTGCAGTTGATCACTTATATACCAGCATTCCCTTATTATTTCTTTTATTCGTTTCGGCCCATAGGGGGTTCCGTCATTACACCGTTGTGGGTCTAAAAAACTCGGGCCCGAAGCGAAAAAATGTCTTGATATCTTGCCCGCAGTTACTGCACTGTACATAGAGCTCATTACGCAATCCAAGACTGGAATTAAGCTCACGGATACGGTTGACCAGCTTTAATAAATCTTTTGCAGGAAGCTTAAAGATATAGTCTTCGAGCCTATTATGCTCGATTGGGTTTCCATTGATACGAACAATACTGTGTAACATTGTGGCAAGCATCTCAAAGTCAATTTCTGCTTGTGAGTATTTGCGCTTCATATCTTTTTGGGTGCGTTCAATCATATCAAGGATTCTTGGTGTCTGTATACGTAGCTCAATAGTGTCCTTGCAGCCAGGAAGCACAATAGTGCACTGTTCTTTAAACTTCTGTGCGTCAAATTCTTTAAGCTCAAGTTCGTCCAGGTGGGCGACAGTCTCAGTTGTTTTTCCGCAAAAAGGACAGCCGACTTCAATCTTATACTCATCACCATAAGTAACAATTCTGAGCTTATGAAGCAGATACTCATAATCACCCAATGCCATATCATACACACTGATAGCAGGCTTTTCAAGCATACAACCTTCAATAATATCTGCAAGAGTCTTATAAGGAGTAGTTGAACTTGCAGTACGCTTCATTTCGTCACGAGCCGTCATTGCACGCAACTCAATGTGCGGGTTTACTGGAACATCATAAATCTGTCCGCCAGAAGGTAATTCATAACCTTCCATAATTGTGTAGTTGGTTTGTTTTTCTGCTGCCATTTTTAATTAATCCTTTCCTCAAAATAGCGTTCTAAAATTTCTCTGATTAGTGCTGACACAGTGATATTTCGTTTAGACGCCAGCTCTTCTAAGCGAATCTTAAGCGGCTTAGTTGATTCAAAGCTTTGCACAACTTTGTCACTTCTGTCCAATTTTTTTCGACCCATGATATAATTTCCTTTCATAATCATTTCGTCTCTGTATAATTTAGCATATTTATTTTTAATAATTTTTTAATAATTTTATTTTGACAAAAAAAGAAGGCAGCTTTCACTGCCCTCTTTGTTTAATGTTTTAAGCGTTAGCATTAGTATAAAGCTCGATCTGATTGTCTTCGAGGTCAAGTTCCATATAGGCTCTATCATATTCGATAGTAGCTTCGAGTTGTCTCTTGCTGTCGCTTTCCTTATCAAAGTCGCCTTCAGAAACATGGGAAATCCAGCAGCCAACAAGTTTCCAAGAACGGATTTTCTTGTAGTCCTGGGTGTACTCAGTGAGATGTCCGACTTTCTTGTAGTCTTTCATTCTGCCACCCTTACCGGTATTAACGTCATAAGCAAGTGCCTGCCAAGCCATAAGAATAGACTTAGTATCAAGCCCGACAACGTCATCAACGGTAATAGAACCGGAGTCAAACGTAGGAACTCCAGCAAACTTTACAACTTCATTACCGCGTCTGTATTCCTCGGCCTTCAGAGAGAAGTGAGGTACTTTTGCTTTTGTAACATTCAGTGTAAGAAACTCACCGGCACGTGCAATCATATCGCTTGAGCTGGGCTCATCACGGTTAGCAGCACCGGCTCTAACAATGTTATCAAGATTATCAACAGTAAATGTGAAGAAACCACTTCTGGCCGCTTCATAACTTGCAAGGTGAGCACTTATATGCTGAGCGCCTAAGGATTGAAGTTCATCAAATGATGCCATATTTATTTACCTCCTTAACCTTCTTCAATATCTGCACCAGTCAGGTCATCTTCAAGATAGAGACTGATGTCAAAGTCTTCAACAGCTTCAATAGGAATGATACGGACTTTAGCTTTAAGCAGAGCTTTACGGTTGTCAGCAACCTTAAGAATACGGTAGTCCTTAATACCCTGGTCAGCTTTCATTTTATCAAGCAGAGGCTCAATCTTGCTTCTGAATGTATTCCACAGAACTTCACTGTTAGGCTCAAAAGCAAGCTGTCTGCAAGTTATGTAGAGCTGCTTCTTAATAGTTGTGCAGAGCTGTCTGATATTCAGGAAATGACTTGCAACAAGGTCTGTTGTGGTCAGAGTCTCAGCTGTTCTATTGCCCCAGAAGTAGTAGCCGTCTTTCTGCTTTACAACAATATTTACGGCGTGAGTAAGTGCAGGGTCTTCTGTTGAAGGTGCCTGGCTTGTTGTATTTCTGGGCTGAAGAATATTAACAGCAGCATCTCCAAGCTTAACAAGAGTGCTTTCAACAGTTCTGTTTGCATAGCCTCTGCTGTAGCCGGAAACCGCATACCATTCTGCATAATTTTCTGTAGCTTTAACAGCACAGGCAAGATAGTGGAATGATGCCGGGAACTTCAGATTACTTTCATAAGCAGTATCACCTGTTCCGCCGTAAGTTACAGAATTAGCACAAATAGCAGTATACTTATCTGCATTTGTCTGACCATTTGCAGCTGTTTTAATTAATTTAATTTTTTCAGAAATAGTCTTATTGCTTATATTATAAATATCTTCACCGATATCGCAGAGTGCTGTACAGTCTCCACGACCAGTTGAAGCAGATACACCACCGATAACTTCTGCGCTGTTATTGTAGGAAGCAAGCTTACTGATTTCACCATTAGCAAGGGTGTTATAATCAAGCATTCCGTTAACAACATATCTGAAGTCGTATAAGCTCTTGTCCTTCATAGGTTCCCAGAAAGTAGGATCATTAAGAACATCATAGAAAGTCTTTCCCTGAGCAGGCTTAATAAGCTTATAAATTACAGGATATCCCATACCAAGCAGTTCATAAGCAATCTGATTGCCCATCTGATGTGCTGTACCTGTTACAGCAGGAACTTCGGGTACATAGTCGGTGCCTTCATTACCAGTATCAATTACAGTATAAGTTGCATCTACCTGAGGTCCGGCAACTTTTGTAAACTTGGTATAAGTAGTGGTTTCTCCGCTGGTTTCTGCAACGATAAGATGACCCTCAGTAGCTACAGAAGTAGGTTCGTAGCTTTCTCCGGTATATGCGGTATTTGCATAAGTAACCACATCTTCTGCTGTAAACTGCTTTGTATATACAGGTGTTTCTTCTGTTCCAAAGTTATGTCTTATTGCATATGCACGAGGTACCGCAGGAACCGCAGGAGTTATGGTAACCACTGTTTCTTCCATAGGTTTTTTACCGACATTGGTTATAAAAGTATCCTGACTGTAGAATTCTTGCACATCATTGTCATCAAAGCCAGTTGGTGCCGCACTGCTTGAAAAGCCCGGTACAAGTACCGCAAAGTTAGAGTACTCTGTACTTCCGGCCTTTGTTTTATCAATTTCGCGAACGATAATTTTAGGCATATTTTCTTCTCCTATTTTTTATTCTTGTAGTTTAAACTACGTTATCATTTAATTTAGCAGATTTCTTAATTAGTTTCTTCAAACTCAACTTCTTCTTCAACTGCTCCTGTACCTTTAAGGTCTTCGGCAGTTTCCAGAATAGCCCCGTTAATACGCCAGTTACGCTTGTACGGAATACTAAACAAGAAGGCATCTTGGATTTCCAACTGAATTGTCCAACGGGTAAATTCTCCGCTGAACAGCCGCTCTGAGATAGCACTTGTATCAGAAACGCTGTTCAGTACTCTGATGTTTGCTACATGCTCGATATGAGCTGTGCTGTCAATCTGCTTCAGATTTTTTTCATTGTAAGGAATTTCAATAGTAATAACCGGGTTATTGATAAGCTTGAACAAAAAGTTTCGCAGATGTTCGTCGCCTTCATCTGCATATTTAGTATAAATATCTAACTGATATGTAAGCTTAATCGGAATAACATTTAATAATGCTGTATTATCTGTTTTTTCCGGCACTCCAACCAGTTTGAGTCCATTATAGGACTTTAGCTGCTTGATACTTGAAAGCAGCTCTATATCATTGTTCCTGGACAACGCAATCAATGGCAGCTTTATTGCAGCATCTTTTTTGTCTTCCGCATATAAGCTGAACATACGTTTTGTTTCGTCAGGCTTCAGCACTCGCAGATTGCTGTCTTCCGGCAGCCAAGTTTGCAGTTTCTGAATGATTGCATCATCATAATAACGTACTGCCATTAGTTAGTCCTTTCTGATTTTCGGGTTTTTAAACATAAATTTTAATATTTGACTTCCGGGAAGTTTTTCATTGCCGTAAGTAATAAGTGCAGCCATGTCATCATCTTCCCGACGGATAAATGCTACTGTATAGTTGTTATCTTCATCAGCAGAAACAGTACATCTGTTAAGTAGACCATAGCAGATCTGCTTCAGAGTTTTTCCGTATTTTTCCTGGAAGAACTTACTTAGCTGCAGTTCATTCGCCCGCATAGGAAACAGTGCCAGCTTAAACCGGGCGTCATGAATTATTTTAAACTTAACTTTGTGAGGGTTAGCCGCTGGCATATTTTCTACTGTAAAGAACATCTTATAATTTTTCAGCAACTGCATCAACAGTAGCCTTTGCAGTTTCTTTAGTGAGTTTTGAGATTAAGCCTGTGTACTTAGTATTTAAAGCACTGCTTACAGTATCAGGTACTGTATAACCTTTTTTCTTAACTTTACTGTTTGCGTTAATTGCCTTGGCTGTCAGGCCTAAGCTGCTCTGCATTGAAAGTACCGCAAGAACTTCTTTTGCTGTAGCTGAGTTAAGCGTACTTATTGCTGTTGCGACACCAGCAGGTAAAGCTACTTTGCTTGTTACACTGTCAGCTTCGTCATTCCCGCCGTTATTTGTATTACTGTTAGGAAATAATTTAGCTAATGCCTGTTGTGCCTGCGCAATACTTCTCAGAATAGTGCCTGAGTCCTCTCTATAGCAGACACGCAGTAGATCTTTTTCAATAGCTTCAATATCGTCTGCATTTTTAGCACCTTTCATTTTATTGCTGCATCTTTCAACAGCTTTACTTTGAATGCTTAAAAAGTTGTAAATAGTTTCAGCAGTAAAGTTAAAGAGGCCAGTTGCCCAGAGAACATCATGCCCCTTATAAATTGACATATCCGCATAGGCTTTTTTCAGCAGGTTTGCATCTGTGATAAAATGATCTACATAGGCATTATGAACTGCACCATACTGGGCTGCAGTAAGCTTTGTACCTTTTTTGACAATAACTTCGTCAATAAACAGAATAAACGGATTGTCAGCGCGGGTCATGCCTTTGTTCATACATTCAATCTGAACAGCCTTGCCTAAGTCTTTTATAGTTTTTCCGACACCTTCAGGGTCTGCATAAGAGCCATCGGGTTTCTTTTTAAAAAACTGTGGCCAGGTTTTATGATACCACTCATTCCAGTTAGCTTCTTGTCTGTCCGCCATAAGGTCCAGATTATTTTTGCTGGATGAATTACTAGGCTTGTCTTCAGTCGAACCCGCTATACCTCGTGCAGCGGTATCTTGAATTTTACCGGCGAGGTCATTTATAGGGTCCGCCTCAGTGAGTATAAATTTTTCTTTGAGTTTAACTATGCGCTTCATCAGTCATCACCCTCATTATCTTTCAGTACTGTAAAGTTGGTATGAGTCAGGTCTTCCACTTCATTACGCTGGCCGTTAGTTGCGTATTCAGGTGCAATTTCACAGGCAATACTTGCAGGATACATCATAATATTCTGCATAGAAACTACACGGAATACTCTTCCTTCAGCGTGGTCAAGCCCTGATGGTACCACAAACAAAGCGCCTGCCTGTAAGCCCTGTAAGTCATATGGGACATGAATAACTGAGGAACTCTCTTGTAATTCAGCTACCCAGCCCATCTTTTTCAAAGTCTTCTGATCGGGATGATCCTGAAATATACAACCTACTACAATGGGTTTTTCATAAGCTGTAAATAAATCACCGTTGCGGTCGTAGTCTTTATTAGACTTCGGCACATAGTACAAGCAGTTAACTCCAAGAAATTTAGTCATTTCCTGAAAGTAGCTTCTGTGCCGTTTAATATCATTTCCTTTTAATAAAATACCGTAGTTATTTTCCATAGTAGCCTTAGCTTTTATTAGCTTCTTTTTTTAGTTTGAAAAACTTATATTTTATAAAAACATTATAGGTTCTTATGTTTTTTTGTAGTTCAAGTGCAGGACTTGCTAGTTGAGGGTCGTCAGCCTCCTTTAGCCATACTGTAAAATCGCCTCCCCACTCAACACCATTTTCTTTGCCTTTAATGCTAGCTATATTAGTGCCTTGCGGCGGACGATTAAATAGAACATACTGCAGCAAATTTTTTTTTGTCTCGGGTGGCTTATCATTATCAACATCAAATGATAGCACTACAAAAAATATATTTTCTGTGTTCTTTGACGGCATTAAAATCTCTTTAAAGCTATTCGCTCTACTATACTTAATTACTTCTCCTGAAGAGTGCTCGTAGTTTATCAGAGTCAGAGCAATACTTTTGTCAGTTATTTCAATATCATCTGCATTATTGGCCACTACCAGTTTAAGGTTTTCATAAGCTTCTGCTACAGATTTTTCTACAACCTGTTTTAAAGTATCAATTAACTCAGCCATTAATCTTCTCCTAAATCAAAGCGGAGCCAGCCAGCCATTGTAGCCAGCCAGCTCTGCCTAGTATTATTAGTGTTTAGTATAGCCTTCAACTATTGTCTTACCGATAGCATAATTATATGCAACACTGGTAGCTTTCAGGCACTTATGTCCTTCAGTAAGTGTATAGGCCATTCTCAGAGGTTTCTTACTTTCAGTAATTTTCTTACCGCCGACAATTGCAGTTCCTTCAAGAACAGTTTTGCCAGTCAGCTTATTGAATCCGAATGTAGCTTTTGAAGACTTACCAGACTTAAACTTTACGATACCTTCGATAAAGATCTGCTTATCTCCAGCCTTGCATTCTTCAATTTCAAAGCTGTCGGTATTCTTATAAACATCAGAGAGATATTCGGTAATAACGTCATCTACAGAATCTTCATCGATGTCGTCAATGTCATCAAAGTCGTCATCAGCCTCGTCAAAAATAGCATCTACGTCTTCTTCATCAATAGGCTTTTTAAACTCAGGTGAATCAAGCAGTGCCATAACTTCTTCTGGGCTAGGAAGATCTTCAGCAGTTTCAGCAGCTTCTTCTAAAGCACTTACGCCGATAGGAACATTAACATCTCTTGCATTGACGTCAGCATCCAGATTGATAGGAACATTGACTCCGACATCAAGAAGTTCATTAAGCTGCTCAGTAAGTGTCTCAGGCTTGTCAGAAAGCTCCCCAGAAGCTCCAGGAAGCTCGTTAGCCTCTTCGGCATCTATATCTTCGCCTTCATCGTCAATGACCTCTGTGTCGTCTACAGGAGCCTCAGAAACAGCCTTCACGTCATCAGGAATAGCTTCTTCGAGCTTTGTGTTAAGGGCATCAATGCAATCCTGGATAGACTGCTTAATGAACTCATTCTTTTCAGAAGCAAGTTTCTTTTCGTTTTCTTCAATTGCTTTCTGAAGATATCCGATATAATCATTGTGTTCGTCAAGCTTTTTATTAAGCTCAGGGTCAACGCCTTCAGTAAGTTCCTGTGGCTCTTCTTCACCCATAGCATCAAGGTCGAATTCTTCCGCGGGCATTTCTTCTTCTTCAGTAGGAACTTCTTCGGCAGGAGCTTCTTCTTCAGTAGGAACTTCTTCCGTACCGGCCGCTTCTGTGTCATAGTTAGCCATTTCATCTTCAGCAACTTCATCAACTTTACCGATAAGAGCGTAGCCGGAATCATTGCCGCAGTGCTGACATTTTTCGCCGATGTTAACAAACTCACTGCCATCGTCGGAATGTTCAATTTCTTCAGGCTTCTTATAGAAGAGAGTCATACACTGTGGGCATTGCATAATAAGCTTGCCAACATAGCTGGGAAGCAGGTCTTCAGGTGAATAAGCATCAAGGTCCACAATTTTTTCAATGCGGGAGAGCTTAGCTTTTGCAACTTCGCCTTCACGATCTTCCCGAGCCTCTCCGAGTTCTGCGGTATCATTTACAGAATAGTACTCTTCCATAAGAACATCTGTTCTGAGTCTGGAGTGCATTTGCTCAGTCATTACTTTACGGGGACGTACACCGCCTTCTGCCTTAGGATAGCTTATTTCATCCAGCGACTTAAAAGCAGCTTCTAAATCAAACTTAGTAAGGTTTTCTTTCATATTTTAATTCTCCTATATTAATCAATATTATATCTTAGTCTATGGGGTACACGTAATCAGAATTTACCCTTAACACTTCACGCAGTTCTTTAAGGTCAGTATTGCCTTCTTCCAACATACGTTCACCGTCTTGAGTCCATAGGGCATTAGACTGTGTATAACGGGTACGAATACGCCCTAAAACTACTTTGGTCAAATCTGTGCTGAGTCGAATCAGAATGTCAATCCAGTAATCGCTTTGTATCTGTTCTACGTCAGTCAGCTTTGGGACATACTCAACAGTAATTTGAGCAGGTCTGTCATTTGCAGCACTGATATATAATTTATTGTTATGACGGTCTTCTTTAAATGCTAAGTCTGTTGCCATTGTGTTTTTAATCTGCAACAGAGTATTCCACGAAGCATAATTAAGAATGTAGTCATTTAGGTTGTACATCGTACCACCATTACTAAACATTTGCCATTGCTGCATATAAAGCGGGTCGTTCATTCCGGCAGTACCTTCCGCAGAGCCATAGCTTGATGTACGGTAAATTCTTACAACAGAGCTGACTTTTTCTTTCAGGTCCAGCTCAGAACTTGTCAGGTCTATACAGGAGCTGAATGGAATTGTTACTAGGGTAGTTTCATCCCAATATCTTATGAGCTCTCTGAGAGCTTTCTGGACAGCCGCTCCGATATCTTGGTCAGTAATTTCTAACTCAAGGGCATTGGCACCGGCAACTTCAAATTTTATTTCTTCTATAATTTCTTGTAAAGTCATGCTATCTCCTTTTATCACTGACTAATCATTTAATTTAGCAGATTTTGCAGTTATAAAAAAATAAAAGGAAAGCAGTTTAAAACTTTCCTTTTATAATATTTAATTAGCTAAAAAGTCTTCTTTTTTATAACCTTGCTCAAAAAACCATTCAATGTATTTTTGATAGTCTGCACTTGTTAAAATAGTAACATCATTTGTCAGCATACATTGATATTTAGCATTATCTTGGGTGCCTTCTTCAAGTAACATTTTCATCAGATGGTCCCCCTTTATTTCTATGATGTCCGTCCCATTAATTTTAAAATCTGGAATATAGTAGTGTTCTTCGTCATTAAAACTATATTTAAATTTTATTGGGCAGCGCTCTATTGTCAGGTTATTCTTTATATGGTATAAATAAAAACAAAGCTCAGGAAAACTGTCAAAGTAAATATCTTCATATTTTAAATAATTATGCTTGAACTTCTGGCATTCTTCGGACTGGGCGTAGTAGTCTACACCGTAGCGTGCCTGACAGGTTTGTCTTGCCTTTTCCTTAGTTTCGGCTAAGCCTGATGCTCGAATTGCTCCATATTTTTTTAAACAAGTTTGATTTACTCTTTCTTGATACTCAGCTGTGTGCATATAACTGTCTGCCCCATATTTTTTTTGGCAAGTTGCCCTCCGAGCGCTGCTCTGTTTTTCAGCAATTTCAGATACTTGCATAGTATAGACAACCCCATACTTTGACATATTAGTCTCTCTTACCTGTTTAGCATAATCTGCTGTCTGCTGATAGTATTCTTTACCAAATTTTTTTAAGCAACTCTGTTTAAGCTGTTCGGTCTGACATTTTGCAATTATATCAGCTGAATGCTTTGCTATTCTGTGATTTTCAAGAACTGCCTCAATTGTGCTTGGGCTTAACTTAAATTTTTTACAGACCTCATTCACGGTATGCGGGCTATTAAAGTAGTCTATAATTTCTTGTTCAGTTACACCAGCTTTGTTCAAGCATGCTTGTGTCTGTTTACGCCCTCCCAGATAGTCATTTACTTTTTTACTGTGTAGTGATACCTGTGCTTCTGTCAGAAGTCGATAGAGAACAGTCCTTGATAAATTGAATTTTTCGCAAGTTTCACGAAGGCTGTGAGGTTCATGGTAAAAAACTATGATTTCTTTTAGCAGTTCCTCAGGTATTTCTATTTTTTTCATTAATAGTCAATCAAATTTTTAATTCGTTTTTCAAGCGGAATCGACTTATCAAAATAGATATTATCAGCACCTATTGCCAGTTTGTTCCAGCAGTGTTCTTCAAGTTCTTCTGGAATAGCCTGATTATTATAGTACTTATTAAGTAAAATGTGCATGCAGCATTTTCGACACGACGTACAACACCATTTATCCAGCTTTATGCCATACTTGTTTTCATAGCGGTTATGCTGGGTTTGGATCAGTCTTCCAGGACCAACACAGCTGATGTAATAGTCGCCTGCATCTTTATCATATAAAAACTTTAGCCGCTGTGCTTTATTTGTTGCTGAGTTCAGCGGAATAAAATTTATTCCAAAGGTTTTCATAAAGGCGATTGTTAATTCTTTACAGTCAGATGTATTAGTTCCGCAGACACTGTGTGCAATATCAAGTCGTAAATCATCACCGCTGCTGAGAAAACAGATGTTATTTGCCAGCATATAGTCAACCGCCATTGAGTAAATTAAAAAGTTTTTAAAGCTATTTTCTTGCCAGAATTTTTTATACTCGCCACTAGTTACTGCAGACACTTTAGGCATAAAATAACTGAAGTTAAACTTTTCAGCAAACTCCAGAAAAACTTTTTTTTCCTGGCCGTTAGTATATTTATTAATATTATCTACGTGAAACAATGTCACATCAAAACCTGAATAACGTAAGAATAAAGCCTGATACACAGAGTCTAACCCACCTGAACAACACACAAGTACTTTGTTATTATTTACAAATATAGGCTGTTTTGCGGGAGTATATTTAACCACCGGAGTCTGCTTATGAGCGGTAAATAGAGCATCAAGTGTAGTTTTAAATAAATCAATTGTGCTGAATGCTTGAAAAGTTTCCTGATTAAGAAACTTATATACCTCCATGGCGGCTTCTGCATAGGTATTATAGTCAGTAGTCAGCTTTAAAGCTTCATTTTCCAGCTGCATCATATTTCTCCTAAGATCTTTTTTCTGTCTGCCTTTGTAAACAGCAATACGGCTTCATAGTTATGTGACTGGCTGGTAATCTGTTGATTTCTCGCATTGATGTAGTTTATATTTTCAAGATTCTGTACAATATGGTCAGAAAACTTGGTGTCACCACTATCAAATACAAAAATATACTTTTCACAGTCAAAATGTTTAAGCACGTATTCGATAATTTCGTCTGCATCCTGCTCACAGATAACCTTACCCGTACTTGACTGCCAAACTTCAATGGGCTTTCCATTCTTAAGATACGGCGGGCATGAAAGAAATACATCAGCAGTTCCGGTAGACTTTAAAGCATCACCACAAGTAACTTCAGCCTTTCCTTTAAGCTTGGGAAAGTTTGTTTCCAGCCAGCTGATAAGCCTATTACTTTCAGCTACTGTAATATCATTAATGTCAATACCGCAATAACTCATGCCGGCTGCGAGAACACCAAGCATTCTTCCGGAATAGCCTGAAAAGCAGTCAATAACACTCTTAGCTTCCGGTGCATACTGCTGCAGTAGATTCTTTGCAAGCGCCGGCTTAAAGTATGAAGGTACCTCTGCAAAGTGTCCTGTAGTGCAGCCAATGGCATAAATAAAAGGCGGAACTTCACCGCGCTCGAGAAACTCATGATTTTTGCCGTTTTTCTCAACAAACCAATCACTGTGCATAAGTCGATTTTTGTAAAACTTTTTAAACAGCTCGTGATCCTGCTGAATGGCTTCCCAGAACTCCACAGGACTTTTATGATTCTGTCTGCTGGCCTGCATAAGTGAAGGATGAAAAACATGAATAATATCGCTCTTGGCTTTGTTAGAGAGCTGTCTGGTACAGAGCGACTCAAATTCATTCTTCAAGTGGGCTTCTGTAACAGGCACTTCACGGGTGTCCGGCAGCGGAATTTGCTTGATTTTTTCCCACTCGCGGTCAAGAAACTTCTCACAAAGCTCTTCTGCATATTCTTTAGTACAATTCATCGTTAATAAAATCCTTTCAAATAGTTAGTAATATATTATACAATGTTATCCGAGCCGGTTTCTAAGACAACCAATAATTTTTTAGCCTTTGGATTATCCAGAGACCTTAAATTGTTCAATATAGCTGATGCCATACTGTTCTTTTACATAATCTACCATTTCTTTTACATCATCGTGCATAAGAATTTGTACATTATTTTTTAACATACACTCATATTTGGCGCTGTCAAGCGTTTCAGGTATTTGCATTTGTTCAAACAGATAATCACTTTTTATTTCTACTAGCCTGCCATTGACTAAAAAATCTGGTAGATATTTGTGTAGCTTTCCGTCGGCTTCATAAGTCAAAGTAATTTTGGGCTGAAGTATGTCTATATTGTGGTCTTTGCACCAAATATAGTAGCAGAGTTCCCAGGAAGAATCAAAGTATAGATCATCGAATACATATTTTTTCCAAGATTTTTGTTTTATTTCATAAAGCTCTTCCGCTGATTTACTTGCCCAGGTGTTTTTTATTTTTGCACGGTTTTCTTCCGTCTTTGCTGCGTTTTCTACTCCATACCGCTCTAAGCAAGTATTTTTTATTTTTGTACTTTTTAACTGTGCATTTTCTTCTTTAGTTCGTAAAGGTATACTATACTTTGCTAATACTAGTTCTGTCTTATGAGTATGGTAGGTATGGTTAAGTTGTCGTATGCTATATCCTTTTAAATACTGTTGACAGATAGCTAGCTCAGCTTCTTTGGACAGCTCAAAGACAAAGTCTTTGTGCCCATTATAGTTCTCATAGCCAAAATGATTTTTCTTAGCTTCTTTTATTGCTTGGGTATGAGCAGACTGCTCTTTTGTTATTTTGTACAACTTTAATGCTTTTTGCAAGCTATGCGTAGTAATATTAAACTGATCACAAATGTCCTGCTGTGTGTATAAAGCTATATTATACAAATGATTTAACTGTTCTTTTGACACAGTTTTTATAAATTCATCAAACGTCATCATGAGATTCCTCTTTTGTTTATTTATTTATTTATAATTAGGTAGGCACGTTCCCACTCAATTATTTTAGCTAATATATTATACAATAAAAATATAAAAAAAAGAACATCCCCGAAAGGAGTGTTTAATTAGTGATATTTCTAATTAGACTTCCAAAAGGCGAAAGAAAACCTCATCCAAGAGTTAGTAGCTCAAGGGTGAGGCTTTTTTGTTTATGCTTATTTTTTTGAAGTGGGTATAAAAATACTGCATGAAATTACTTGTGGAGTAAAATTAATCATTTCGATTTCATCAATTGATTTCTTCATGGATGTTATTAATAATTCTTCATTGTTAGGAATAAGCTTCACTGTCTTTTGATTTTGATACGAATTAAGAAGTAAAAAATAATCAACAACTGATTGTTTCATTTTTTCTAAGCAATCATTTATATCTATCACACTGAAGGCATACATTGGATATTTTGAATTATGTGCTAAACATCCAAATGTTGTTTTATCTTCACAACAAAACATTATTTTTACAGCGTCGTTAGTTTGAATAACTCCATTATCACATAAACTTTTTTTATATTGCTCTATCTTATTTACATGATGCTCAAACATTTTATTAAAATTGCTAGCTAATTTTTTTGTCGAATGAGATACATTTAGTTGATCATTTACTATCCTCGACTCAGATTTCTCATTAATGCTTTGATTAATTTTCCTATTAATTCTTTCATTTTCTATTCTAGTTTTACTACCTTTTTTATTGTTTTCGGTTGAATCATACTCAAAATGTTCAATAATCAAGACAAAATTATCGAATCTTATATACGCATCTGGGTTATCACGAAATACAATTTGATTGTCATTAATTTTTGAAAAAAGCTCATTTGCAAAACTAGTTGAAGATTCAGTTGTAATTACTTTTTCAGTGCCATCAAAGTAATATTCAAGAGCTTTCAAAAGTTCATCATTCATTTTACTTTTTGTCCTTATTTTAGATGTGTTTTCTTTATGTATAATGAAATTCAAGAATTACTCTATAGCAACAACGTCGATTGAACTTATTTCTTTTACTAATTCATCTACCGACAATGAATTCAAATCTTTTGCGAATAAATCGGTATCATAAAAGCTTTCATGTGTTATATTTCCACTTACCGTATTAACCTTAAAAACAGAAATAATAACAGGCTTGTCAAATAGTGTTTTAGATTGCTTTTCAAAATACTCTTTATATGCACCTTTTAACATTTCAGTTTTTTCAGAGTTTATATCTTTTTCGCCTTTAACCTCAATGTATAACAATGCTTTATTGTTAAACTTAATAACGAAATCAAAATAACTATGTTTTAGGTTGTTATATTTATCTATATAAGCACCATTTACATTACTTGTGGTAAAGTTTTTCCCCCATACCTTTATACATTCTAAATCATCATCTAAATCGCTAATTTTTTCAAACACCCAAACTTCTGGGCTTTTATCATTTTCACCTATAGGTTGATAATGTTCGTTATTACCGAATTTAGTATCAAATAAATAAGAGTGTATTCTTTTGGTTTTAACTTCGTGTACCTCTGTGCTATAAATCTCAGTATAGCATTTAGGATCATAAGGAGAAGATACTACTTTGTACTGAGGTTTGTATTGTTTGTTTTTGTTAATTAAATTAACAATATCATTTTTAAAGCATTGAATAAGTGTAATATAGAAAATCTCCTTTGTGTATGGGAAAGTGTTTATACAAGTTTTGTTATAATTTGCTTTCCAAAAAGCAAGGAATATTTTTTCACACTTTTCAAAAATATCAGCATTAGAGTTTTTTATATTGTTATATATTTTAATAAACTGAAACACATTGGTTATTTTTGAGATATATTGTCCGCCTGTAGTCGTTGCATGTATATCTTTATAATAAATACCATCTTCATCCGCAATAAATAATTCTTTGCTGTATTGAATGATCTTATTTTTGTTTTTCGATAAGAAATTATCTATATCAGTTTTAAGACCTTGTTCAGACACTTTTTTGGAACAATCTTTAACATTGGTAATTTCTATTGACATAAATTCTTCATTGATGAATTTGTCTTTAACCTTTGCTTCAAAAATTGTGATGTTGTTGTCTTGTGGAGCATTAGAATAAATATAATACTTATCTGTAATATCATTTTTTTCTAAATTTCTGTAACAATTTCTTTTTATTCTTCCAATAGTCTGAATATTGAGACTGTCAGAGCAAACATTTCTTAATTGCAACAACATACATGCTCTTGGAATATCCCATCCAGTAGCTGGACCTATTTTGAAAATAACAGCATCAAAATCACTATCGTTGTTAGATATTTCATCTAATGTAAAATTACTTTTATGTATTGTGTTGCTATCTTTTTCATTGTTTCCAAAATATTGAGCATAACTAATAGCATTTGCTTCAAATTTTTTCTTTATTAAATCAAGTGTTTCAAAAAACAATCTACTTTTTTCTGAATCGGTTTTTGAATCATTATCGACTTGAACTAAAAGTGCAGGGCGAATATAAATATCCTCTGATTCAAGTTCTTTATATTCTTTTTTTCTTTGCTTGAATTGTTCTATGGCATTATCAAGTAATTCCTCATCAGTCATTACACCGTTAAGAAGCATTACTGGTGTTGTTTTAAGCAAATATCTTCCATCATTTTTAATAGGGTTATTCAAATCTTCTTCGGACAAGATTACTTTATTGATAGTTTGGTCTTTATAATTTGGCGTTGCTGTCATCTTAATTATAAGAGAGGCATTGTTTTGCATTAAAGATTCAAAAGTTTCATCCTTCACAATATTTCCACCAATATGTGCCTCATCTCGAATATAAATAAGTTTATAGGCGTTATCATTTATAATAGATACAAAATCATCAATAATATGTCTTGTTGTTAAAATTCTATCTTTTCCAAAACTACTTTTACCAAATATAAATATCTTGTTTACTTCAGGTATAATCTTGATTGTTCCATCAATTTTTGCATCATTTTTATTTGTTTCACTAGGACTTTTAATATATTCAACAGTAAAATCAGAAAAAGGTAAATCTTGCTTATATTGCAATATCTTTTGTTCAAAAGAATAAGGCAAGTCTGATGAGGAAGGAGTTGCAATAACAAAGACAAATTGATCATTAGGATTTTGTGATATAAGTTCAGAAATGAAAGCCGTTGCCATAAGTGTTTTTCCGCTACCAGTAGGAGCTTTAAAATCTATTTTTGTTTTTTCACTCGGCTTATAAAGCGAAGTCAATTCATCTACTTTTTCTCTTTGCAAATTAGTTAATTCCATAATCAGTCATTTTCCTTTATAGGTGTTAAAGAAGAAAGAACGTTGTAAATATTCATATCACCTTTTTTTGCATAATTTGAATTTAACTTTTTAAAGTTTTCTTCAGCAACTTTTTTTATCTTTTCTGCCTTATCAACATCAGTAATATTTAATTCTTCTTTTGCAATGTCAAATACTCTTAATGAATTGTTCGAGAGATACTTTTTGTCTTTTGAATACTGCCACTTAACATCCTCGCCTTTACTTCCTTTTCCTGTAATAACCCTTAAAAGTCTTTCTCTAGTCACATTTAGTGCAATGCCATTTTCGTTATTTGTAGCTAAAATAAATCTTCTATTTCCTCCATCTTTCTCATTCAATTCCATAACTGCTTGTCCAGTTGTACCTGAACCAGCAAAAAAATCTAAAACGGTAATATCATCCTCAAAATTTACCATTTTTAACAAGAATGATATTAAAGTTTTTGGCTTTGGATTATCAAATGCTTTTTTGCCTAAAATACTAATAAGTTCGCTATCACCATCTTCATTTGTTCCAACATTTAAATCAGAATCCAAATTATTTTGTGGTATTTTAATTGAATCTTCTGTGCCACTACGTTGATATCTCATTGAAAATTTTAGTGATTTAATTAAAAAATATGTTCCTTTTTCTACTTCTTCATTTACAAGACTTTGTTGCCATTTCCATGTACTAACAGCTTTAAATGAATTTTCATTTAATCCATTTTTTACAACCACATCATTCAATAATTTTATTTTTAGACTTTCATTATTTTTATATATGCCATCAGGAATATTGAAATGTACGGAATTGGCTGGGAATTCCAGCTCTTTCGAAGGGTTACCAGCGTTTATCAGTGGAGCATCGCCTCCATCTAAAGAGCCTTGAGTGAATTTATGTGATTTATCAACATTTTTCCCATAACATAAAATATACTCATATTTTTTTCGAACTTTATTAGATAGAGAAGGTGGTGTGTCTGTTTTTTTCCAAAAGTATGTTGCGATAAAATTTTCTTCTCCAAAAATCTCATCACACAAAATTTTCAAGTATGCTTGTTCTCCATCATCTATTGAAATGAACAAAACTCCGTTATTGGATAGTAGCTTTTTTGCTAGTTTAAGTCTTTCATTCATCATGTTAAGCCAACCATCTCTTGTATATTTATCACGATAAATAAACTTTTTTGCCTCTATTTCTTCTTTATAGTCATTCCCATCTTCTTTGCTTTTTTCTGTATTATATGGGGGATCTATGTATATAACATCTATTAGACCATTGCCTTGTTTATCAGTATAGACTGCAAGTAAATTTTTTAAAGCATCATAGTTTTCACCTATTATAAGAGAATGTTCAATAACATCTTTCTTTCCTAAATTGACACTTAATTTTTCATTTTCTTTTATATATGCAACACAATTATGATTTGTTTCGGGCGCTTCATCAAAAACAAAACCTGTTTTAACTCTTTGGCTAATTAATCCCCAAACAGCATCTAAATCATCATCATTAGTATTATTAATAATTTTCTTTGCTATTTCTTTTTGGTCTGCATTAAAACTTTCTTTTGCTATTTTATCAATTCTTTCCTTGAAAAATTCTTTTTTATTCATTATTCAGAAACCTCCAGTATTAAATTGTTTTCTTTACAAAATTCCATAAACACAACCATTTCTTTTTTTGTAGGCTTACTTCTTCCATTTTCCCACCTTGATATGGTTGGAAATGATAATTTTAATCTTTTAGCAAGTTCGGTTTGTGTTAGATCAAGTTTAGCTCTAACAAATACTACAGCATCTTTAAACTCCATATATACTCCTCATATCAAAATATTTATAATATATCATATTATATCAAAATTTTCTCAAGAATACTATCAAATTCCCATAGAATTTACAAAAAGTTTCAAATTTTCTCAAATTCGTCCCCGACTAGTTCGGGGACTTTTTTATTTTCTAAAGTTTTTTCATATTTTTGGGACTTT